ATTACCAATGGTAACATTACCATTTAAGTCTAACCCTGCAACGAATGTACCTACACCAGTAACTCTAAGGTTCTGTGTAACTGCATCTGTAATATCTGTTCTGGTTATTGTTGCAATACCAGCTATTCTTAATCCGTTTATATTTGCGTTCGCATCTGTAATTAGTGCAGATGATAGGTGTAACTCGCCAGGTGTATGGTCTAAAAGTTTATATGTATACTCTCCACCAATCTCTACTGGGTTTCCAGCAACGTTACCTATAAAAATACGACCTGCTTTATTCGCAGAAGTACCAGCGGTTCCCTGTTCTACGGTTGCGGCTAATTCTCCAAATTCTAAAGAACTAGGAGCGCTAGCACCAGTAGATCTATGTATCCTAATCTTACTGGCCATTAGAACGATCCTCCATTAACATCGAAATTCTTTGTATTGCCTGGTGTGAGTGTGTTGACGGCTACCCATCGACTTGTATTTGCATCATAAACTAGAACAGATCCATTCACTACATTTGACACATCAGTATCTTGTAGACTTGCGACTGTTCCTCCAGCGGTAGATGAAGTGGTTGGGACTTTTACACCAGTTTGTTGACCAACACGTACTTTGACTCCCATAATTAGATCCTAGTTGCTCCTTCTCTAACTAAAGCCGAACCTTCCACAATTCTTGTTCTTGTACCACCAGAGGCAGTTAGAAGAAGATCATAAACATAACGACCTGGCTTAATGCTGGTAGTTATTGTGTCTGTCATATCAATTCTCACGATTCCATTTTCCCTATCAGGAAAAGCTACGCTAAAATCAAACTTCTTATTACTAGAGGAATGTTTACGTAGTTGTGCTGCACCAGTATATCCAGTCAGATCCAACGCAGAAGCAGATGCATCATCCTCAAGATTAAATGTTTGAGTAAAATCAGCCCCTTGATCAATCACCAGATTTACAATGTATACAGCCATTCTTTAGAGTTAGTTTCGTCTAGATATATTTATCTAATTATAACTTATCAATTACTTTATATAAAAGTGACTTGATTTCATCAATTTCATTCTGTAATTTTTCAATTCGGCCCATTTCATTTAAACGTTGTTGTTTTTTTGCTTTATAGGCCAAAAATGCAGATCTATCAGTATTTACTATAGCTCCACTGTCAGTATCTCGAAAAAGATCTGATCTACCTTCTACTTGTTTGTAATCCATTATGCAAGTGCGATTGATCTAAAGTCTCTAATTCTAGGGACATAAGCTTGACTTGTACCAGTCATAATAAGTTTGATTTGGAATCCACTGAATTCTACTAAATCATTAGCAGTAAACTGATAATCTCTAAATTCATTCAATGTACGAGAAGCAGGGACAAACCTATCAGGTGTTCCATCACTATCTCTACTATTGATTAATTGATCACCAAATCCATCACCAGTGGTATCTGTTAGGTTTCTAAAGCCTGGGAATAATTCATAAGGAGATTCTGATACTACACCATCACTTCTTATCAATCTATATAAAACTCGAATATCACTAGTATTGTGTCTAAATGCAGCAAACTTAACTTGTAATGCAGTTGCAGGGTTTTCCAGTTGAACAACCTTTGTAATGTATATTGCAGCATTAGGATCAGCAAACATACTATTAACTCTTGAATCTGACTTGTAATCAGATATTGGTTGGTTTATTCTATTGGTAGTTGCAACCATAGAAAGACGATCTAGATCTACAACAGGAGATACGTTACTATCATTTGTAGTAAATATTAATTCCTGTGTAAATGACTTACCGCCAGGCAAAGCTGTTAACTTATCTTGTTCATTAACCTTAGATGCAATGATTCTAGGACTTGTTAGATGAGTAATACCTGTAAGAGATACACTTTCAAATCCTTGATCTGCAAATGAAACTTCACTACCATTAGCACTAGTTCCAGAAACAGTTCTGATATTACCAGCTAAAGATGTATCTGATGGAGTCATAAACTCAACTAAAGGAGTAAAGGTTTCAAATTGTATGTTCTGTGTTGCTCTCACAACTTCACCACCACCAATTTCTGTTTCTGCAATTTTTAATTTCTTAAGACTATTAGTTCCATCTCTTGCAGTTCCGATACCTGTACCAGTCATATTTAATTTAATATCATACCCATCAATACTAGGTGCAATACTACTATCAACTAAACTATGAGTGGTATTAATTCTTCTAAGTGATACCCCTGCAGATTCATACTTACGAACTGCTTTTCCTACTGTATGAGTTTCTGCAGTAGTGTTATCAACTCCTCTTGTAATACCAGTTAGTTCACCACTGGCAGCTGCAGTGTATTCTATAACTTCGTTTCCAATCTGAACATAGCCTGGATTTGTAGCACTAATAGCCAAACCTTCAAAATCACCAAGGAAACTTATATCATTGACCTTAATCGCTGAAGTAGCATTATGTGCATATTCTTCTGTAACTGAAGTTACTGTTGTCAAACCAACCGCACCAGATATTATTACTTTGTTATTGACAGCATGCATACCATGATTTCTATGATTTACATGAATATGTAATCCATCTTTATTTGATGCAGTGTTTGTAACTGAAGAAGGAACTCCATTGTTTAGGTTGGTTGAGATACCTGTATTATTCATGAACTTAAGAGTTCTACTTGTATCAAACTCACCTTGAACTCTATTCAAGATAACACTGTTTACATTAGATACAGTTCCAACAGTGAATCTTATATTTCTACCAGTCTCACCTAAACTTGCACCTAATACATCACCAGTTTTATATCCTAATCCAGTAGAAACAACTGTAGCAACACCAACTGAACCACTAGCTATTTGAACATTAATTGTTGCACCACTACCATCTCCTGTGATACTAGTTAATCCAATACCAGAGTAAGTTAAGTTACCTGAAGCTGGAGTTAATCCAATACCACTACCAGATTGATGTGACACTGTTGCAAGTGGGCCAAGATGTGCAACAACATTTCCTTCTGCAGATGCACCAGCACCAACCTGAATTAATTTAGAACCAATTGGAAATTCTGTGTTTGAATTACTACTGGTATTTCCTGCCAATTGTATTTTAACTTCTTGTGAGTTGAAACTAATTGGATTTTGTCTTAATATAGGACGTTCTTTATTTCCAACACCAATTTCTGGATTGTAAAGTTTTAAAGCGCCTGGGCCTGAAACGAATGAACACTTAAATAAATTGAATTTCAAATCTTCAAACTGACTAGCTTCCCATGTAGATCCGTTTTGTGACTTAAATAATGATCCTAAGAATGGTTGTTGAGATACAATTCTTCTTTCACTCTCTTCTAGGTTTCTATCAGATAAATCTTCATCACCCATTCTTGCAATAAACACATTATAATTATTAGATTGTGATATAAGTGTCAATGCATATTCAGTTCCACCACCTTCAAGAAATACAGGAGATGGGAAATTAAATCTTGTAGCTACTGTACCAAACTCTGAAGTTGTTATTTGATCTGGATCCATCACAACTTCACCAAATGGAACAATTTTAGTTGTAGGTAATCCAGTTTGCATTGTTCTAATTTGCAATGTGACTGGAATACTATCATCCTTTGTCTGGAAGAATATATCAGCTGATGATACGAATATACCATTTGCTTCGGTAACTTCAAAAGATTCTGCAAGTGGATCAATCCATGCAACTTGCTGACTCATTCTAAGTTCTCCAAACGCCTGGTTTTGGAATTCTCTTGTAGTTTGATTAGACACAGTTGTCGCATCTTCTACAGTTGATCTCTGAATATCAGCAGTTCTTACACTCAATACGTCTTCTTGAAGTGTATTTAATGTTCCTCTAGAAGTAAATATAGATTCAGCAACTGATGCTCTGTCAATTGGCGCTCTAGAATCTGCAGCACTACTTGATAATCTGAATGTGTTAGTTCCTGTTCTAAACTCTGGTGCTGATGTTAAGGAAGCTTCTGGAATAAAGAAAGATCCTACTAAAGCACCCTTCTCATCACTTATCAATCTAACATCTGTTACTTTAGCTTCTGCTCCACTTGTTTCACCTCTAAGAACCATGTTCTTACTTATAAATCCTTGGAATGTACCAAGAACTTCTTGTTGTAATGATCCAGTATCTACATTTATTATGGAACTAGTTGCTGAATAATTAGAACTTATACCAACAGTATCTGAATATGGATTTACTGCATATGATATAGTAGGATCATTATATGCACCAAATTTATGGTTTGGTTGTGCAACTCTAAATTTTATAGAAGCAGCGTTTCCAGTTGTAGATGTTTGCCAATCCGCAGAAGTTCCTGTAACTGTCTCTCCTATCTCAAACACTCCTTGATTCATTGATATTTCAATGAGTTTGGGTGTTACATACTTATTAACTTCTTGACCATCAAAGAATGTATAGAACTGTGTTCTTGGTTGTATTCTTGTTCCGATAAATTCAATATTCCTAGATCTCATGAAAGGAATCAATTCACTATTTACAAGTTTATCTCCAAAACTTTGAGTATCAACACTTTCATTGACTTGGAATTGAATACCACTTCTAGTTAATCCACGATCTATTGTAAGAGTTTCTTCAAATTGAGTTGTAACTAGATCTAATGATGTAGTGGTTGTTGTTACTTTTCTACCCATTCTATCTTCTACTGAACCACTAACAGTATCAGTACTCGTACCTAATTCTCTAGTCTCAACATTCATAGATGACCAAGCTTCTTCCCATCCACCCCATTGAATTGGTGCAAATCCAGTATTTGGATCTACATCAAGTTGTTGTAAAGCTTGTGTGAATCCAGCATCAATATCAACAACATTAGAATCTAATCTTCTTTCATTCAACCATACATCACTATTAGGATTTAATTCTACACCACCAACCCATGTTATAGCTGCAAATGGGTTTACATTTTCAGTCCTAGTAGCTAATGATTGATTGATATATGATATTTCTGTGAAATCTAAAGTTACAACATCACCAGTTCTCTTTAAATCATTTGATTGTAAATCAGAAACTTGAGTTAAGTCAGCGGCAGGGTCTGCTGTTGTGCCTATACCAATGACTTGTTCTGATCCAAGAAGTAAATCTAATCCATGAGTGTAATGTGATGGTCTTAATTCACCACTTTTTTTATCAATTGAACATCTTGAACATGGATGACTAAGTGATTGACCATTATGACTTCTAAAATTATCAACAAAGAATCCAGACTTAAATCTGTCAAGACCAGTTTTGGCATCTACAATATTCAATGAAGCAGTGTCAGTTTCTAATAATGAAAGTTGTGTATAAAATTCTACGTTCTTTAATCTCTTCTCCAATCTACCTATATCAGCCATAGTATATCTTTTATGTCTTGCAACTCTAACTACTGAACTAGATTTTGCATCACGAGCAAATGGAGACATGGAAATAGTTGCTACACTAAATGCACCAGCTGGATCAGAAGGCGCAACTACATCATCAACTGGAGCAGGCGATCCTTTTTTTAATTCAAAGAATCCATCTTTAGTTAAGAAAAGTTTATCTATTCTTGCTAAGTAATGTGAATAACCTACTGTTACAACATCATCTCCAACTATTACTGGAGGTTTTGTTCCAGATACGGTAAAACTACGAGTGTCATAATCAAAAGGTGATGTACCAGATGAGGTATTATAATCTGCGACTCTAGGTCTAGCATCAATATAGTCAGATAATGATCTTCCCTTATAAGTTGTCATATCAAATTCATAGTTGTCAGAAGAGAAACTATTGACACTTGCAAAATCACCTATTTCACCTTCAACTTTATAATGATCAAAGACTATGGTTAATCTCTTTGATGGTTCTGGTTCTCCCTCTTTCCTTATTATTCGTGAGTAATCATAAAACTCATCTCTTTGGCCATTATCAAATCTAAAACTCTTACTAATATTTTTGTCACCTTGTGTAATTATTGAAACTTGTCCTACAATACCAGAAGATTGGAACGTAGCTATTTCTTCTCTATCAAATTGTATATCGTTTGTGTATACAATATCAACAGAACCAGCAGCCTTAGAAACAACTTTAGCAGTAGCACCACTACTTTCCCCAACAACAATTTCACCTTGAATTGTATCAGTTAATTCTGCAGATCTATTGATAAGACTTATACTAGGTAGATTAGCATCTCCTACTGTATTTGATTGATATACTCCCAAAACTCTTGCACCGTCAGGAACATTAAGACATATTTCCCTATCTTGAACTCTTGTTCCGTAAACGCCATTTGTGGTTAAACCGTCTGCAAGAGTGTTTTGTCCTGTGCCAGATCCATCCTTTCTAGATCTATTAATTACTAATCTAGAACACTCTTGTAATGTTTTCTTTTGTGATTTGACTTCAGTTCTTTTTACAGTTCCAAGGAAGATTGCTGCAGTATCACTAGCCTTTGTCAATCCAACTAAAGTTACTGATTTTCTATCTGCAGTAAATACTAAATTTTCTTCTCTTAATATTTGAATACTTCCGTCACTATATGCAATATTATATCTCTCTTCATCAAATGTTTCAAAGAATTCATTAGTAGAAGTTATTGTTATTGTAGCAGAGTTGCCACTTACATTGAATGTAAACTGTTGTCTAGTAGTTATTTCTGATGAACTTAGATCAATGCTAGATATAGAAGGTTCTGGCATATCAGAAACAAAAGTAGAATTCTTAGCATCAATAATTTGAGGTCTAACAATTTTGAAATCACTAGTTGTAATAGTTCCAGATGGTAATTCTTTCTGACAAACACCAGTGATATCAATAGCTAATGCAACTAAAGTTAATTGTGAACCAGTAGCATTTATTGCAGATACTCTGTTAAATGTTGGATCTGTTTCTGTAGATTTTTGATATTTTACAATATCATTCACTTTAATACCACGAGAGAATCTACTACCAGCTACAGTAACTGTGCCGCCTGAAGTAATTGTATATTCTGTGCCTGCAGGAGCTGGACTACCCTCTCTTGAGAGTAATGTATCAGCATTAAATTCATTGTCGCCAACATCTTGGAATATTGATTTTACATCATCAATAGAAAATTCTGTGACTGCAGTTATAGTCTTAGTGTCATTAACACCATTAACAATAATTGGTTCATCAACTATAAAGGTTCCAGTTGTTGATGTTAATGTTAAAGATGTAGCATTACTTGCAGCTACCTTCAAATGTCCTCTCGCACCACTTCTTTGACCTTCAATCAATGAACCGTCAACTGCAGTAAGACCACTGTTTACAGTTAACGTTGTGAATGTCTGTATATCCCATAAAAATAATTCATAAACACTAGTTACACCTGAATATGCAGCAGACTCTAACTTATAATCATATACTCTTGCAACTCCTATCTCTGTGCCAGCTGCAGATGCATGAGTAGCACCTGTTCTTTGATTTCTTAGAGAAACAACATGGTTAACACCCATTCCTATAAATGGAGCTCCATATACACGATTAACCTTTATTTTACTAACTTTATCAAATGCAAATACTTGATTTTCTAATTTCTTGATAGTTCTTGGTTTCTCTACATCTATAAAATTACTTCCAACCTTTTCAATTTCATAACCTCTTACATATGCCTTGCCAGGTGATATTTGAAAAATCATACTATCACTACTTGGGACATTACCCTGTGAAGTCTTTTGATTTCTGAAATATACTCCGTTATTTCCTTGTCTATCGTTAAGAGATTCTCTAACTTGAACTCCAAATTGTTTTATGTAATAGTTACCACTCTCATCAAATGTTCTTCTTGCAAATTCATCAGCTAAAATATTATAATCAGTTTTTTTAACCATTCTCTGAATGGCACCTTTGTTCAATCTTAATAATTCTATGAAGTTTGCATCACTAAGATCGTCTACATCCTTCTTAATTAGTGTTGGTTTTACCTGAAATCTATCAGCGCCAGGAGCCGCAAAGTTTGAGAAACCAGCTGCATTATCAAATAAGTCAGAATCATCAAATGCAGATACTACATTTTCATCAATGAATAAACCAACTCTGTAAGAAGGATTATTATCATATTGATCCACTATAACAGTTTGAGTAGTTACTTTAACAAAGTATCCACGAATAAAATATATACCTTCTTGAACAGTAGCTGCAGATCCTATTGATGTTGCATTTAAAGCAATTGCTGTTGCGAATGGATTATTAGCAATGACTCTCGATATACCATATTCAATATCAGTAGAAGCTATTAAATTTTCTCCATCATTAAAAACATTAGTTACAAAATCATTACCAGATTTGCTGTACTTAACGTATAAAGTATTATGTCCTCTATCAGACTGAGTATTTAAAACACAATTTACAACTGTTGCCTCTACACCAGAAACTTCTCCTCTAATTGTTTTACCAATTAATTTTTTAAGGTAATCTGATATAGGTATACCTAAAAATGTGTCTTCTAGTTCAATAGCATGATACAATGCATCATAACCAATCTGGCCAGGAATGACCATCGAACCTTCTTTAAAGAAGTGTTGACCAAACTTCTCTATTTGATTCTGTAGGATTGTCTGTAACTGAGTTAATTCTCTAGCCTGAACTGGGATGCCAGGTTTAAAAAGAACCCTGTTAAAGTTCTTATCTTCACTAAAATCATCAAAATATGGAGAAACATTCAGATTGGTTTCTTGGGGCATTTTCTTAGAACTCTAATACAATTTTTACGTCTTCTTTCTGGGTAGCACTACGTTGTATTGCAGCCCTGTTATCTATGTATAATATCTCACCAGAATATTTTTTAACTTCTGGGTCAGCCACACCTTCAACAAAGTCTTGGCCTAGTTGAACCATAGCAGTTCCAACAGTAGTGGCAGTGCCTGGATTAGCACCTGTACCAAAACTAGTATCTATTCCTAATGCATTACCAGATGCATTACCAACAATAGTATAACTACCGCCAGGCCCAATTTGAGATGTGAAATCTACCATCCTGAATCCATAAGTTGTAGATCCAATTCCAGTAGGATTATATGTTTTCAAAATACCAGTCGATGAATCCCAATTTGCAACATAACCAACAGCAGTTGATCCAACACCAATTGTTTGTGATACGGGAGTATCTACAGTAAATGTAGTGTCTGCAATATTACCACCACTTATTGTTTTAAGTTTGAGTGATGTTAGTGAAACAGCACTAGATTTGGTTAGAGCAGCTCCAGATAAAGTTTTTGGATTCTTAACAAGTCCAACTCTAGCAAAATCATTCCCAACAATAAAGTCTGGGTTTGATGAATCATTCTCAAATCTTGCATACATTAAGACTCTAAACGCACCTAGTTCTTTATATACATCAAAACCATGGCCGCCTGGTGGTGGTATAACAACTTCTATATCGGCAACAGATGTACCAGCAACACCAACCGCAGACAAACCTGCAATTGGCCCACCAATCTCAGTGCCTGGAGCGCCAGGGTAGAATCTAACTTTTCCGTTTGTATATCCATTACCACCATTAGTAACGGTTACATCAGAAACTTTACCTTGAGAGTTTACAGTAACAGAAACTTTTCCACCAGTTCCATCTCCTAAAATAGGAATGTTGTTAAATGTAGTACCAATTGGTTGATATCCATCCCCTGCATTTACAATTACAGCAGTTTCTATCTTTCCATCAACAGCATTATTTTTTATATCTATGGTATCACCAGTTCCCCAAGAGTTTGGAACAGGCATAAAATCAATTGAATCAAATTTTATAATCTGATTTGGTTTAATTGTATACAAATACTTCCAAATATATCCATCACCAGATGTACCAGCAGCTCTTGGTTCTAAATCTATAAAGTTTGGTTCATCCAAAGACTGTCTACCTTGTGGGTTATCTGGACTTTGACCATTATTAATGCAAAGATAAACTTTCAAATCACTGTTTACAACATAATATTGTGAATCATATAAGTTTGTAGAAGATGTTTTAGGACTCTGATTCTCTCTGGTATATCCATTCTTATACATTTCATATACTGTACCAGCTGTCCAAGTGGTTTTCTTAACCATTCTTTGAACATCATCACTACTTAACTGTTTAAGGCCAAGCATAGTATCCCATGCATCGTTATATTCCTTAAATCCATCCATAGGAGCTGGAGTATTTGTATTCCAATCAGTTTTACCATAACCAGCACCAATATCTTGAGAGTTCGGTAAACCTATGAAACTATAATAATACTGCGATGTATCAGCTACACCAGCGACGAAATTCGCAGCATTTAATATTCTAAATTGATCTGAAATAATCGCAGGCATTTTACTAGACTATTTTTGTTTATTTATGTTGTTTTATCAAAGTCACTATAAGTTATAGCTAAAGGATTGATACGTCTGACTTCAGGAGCAGTCGTTATCCCAGTATAACCATTAGTACTATTAATATTGAATACTTTTGGATCAGTAGTTGATCTTGTTAAATTGGTTAATTTACCAAAACTATAATCACCGAGTTTTGACCCAGTAATTGGTGTGATACCAGTTGTTGAGTTTATATTACAAAATACAGTAACAATACCAGTATTGGAAGTTACAATTTCCTCAACCTTATATATGTTATCAGCAAAGCTGGTTCCTACACCAACATTATTACCATCTTTATCAATTGAAGTTACACCAGTACCAAATACAGAATTTTTAAGAACAAAGTAATCACCAATAACTAATCCTGTTTTAGATATATTACCAAATGCAGCTTGATTGAGGAAAGCATCAGCATCTAATGATAAATTAAGAGTCGCACGACTGTTAGAACCACTAGCACTTACCGCAACACCAACAACCACTCCATAATCACCAGTTACGTTTACTGTATTACATTTTTCACGAGTCACGACTTCCTGACCTAATAGGACTGTAGGATTACTATTTGGTGTGTATCCAAATCCACCTTCATTCACAGTTATTGCACTGATTGTACCACCAGCACCAACTGTTGCAGTTGCAGCTGCACCAACCTTTTCATA